TGTCCGTCAATTCACACAAGCATCCGAAAAGACCAATCGTGTGCATCCAACACAAAAGCCTGTTTCTTTAATGGAATGGATTATTAAACGTTTCAAATTGTCAGCCAAAACAATTGCAGACTTCTTTGGTGGTTCTGGTAGCACATTGATTGCTGCCGAAAAAAACGGCATCCAAGCCTTCATAATGGAATTTGACCCAAAATTCTGTGATGTGATTGTTAAACGGTGGGAAGACTTCACAGGTAAAACTGCTGAGTTAATACCAAATACCACAGATTCGGAGTTATAAAATGTCACAAGGCATTAAATTCAAGCCAACACCTGAAGAACGCAAGCAAGTTGAAGCGATGGCTGGTTATGGTGTACCTCACGAGCAGATCGCTGTTCTCATTGGTGAGGACGGTATTGACGCTGATACGTTAAAAAAGCACTTTAAAAGCGAATTGATGCAGGGTAAAGCAAAAGCCAATGCAAAAGTGGGGCAGACGCTGTTTCAAAAGGCAACGTCAGGTGATACGACTGCGGCTATTTGGTGGTCTAAAACTCAGATGGGTTGGAAAGACAGTATCCAAGTATCTGGCGACCCAGATCAACCGATGGTGACTAAGTTTGTCGTTGAATGGCAACAACCGAAGTAAAGCTGTCTATTGCCTACGGCCCACGCAGGCAGTTTATTCCTTTTCACAACAGAAAAGAGCGTTGGGCTGTTGCTGTTGCCCATCGAAGGTGCGGTAAGACGGTTGCTTGCGTAAACGACTTAATTGTTCGCGCGCTTACTGAGGGCAAAACGGATGGACAATATGCGTATATCTGTCCGTTTCTTACCCAGGCTAAGTCGGTTGCTTGGTTGTATTTGCTTCGCTTTACTGAAAACTGTCGTGTTAAAGCCAACGCATCTGAATTGTGGGTTGAGTTGGTAACAGGCGCTCGGATTCGCCTTTTCGGTGCTGACAACGCTGAAGCCTTGCGCGGTATGTTCTTGGACGGAATAGTCTTAGATGAATATGCCGACATGAAACCTAGAGTTTGGGGCGAGATCATTCGTCCTTTGTTGGCTGATCGTCAGGGTTGGGCGACATTCATTGGTACACCCAAGGGTAAAAATGCTTTTTGGGATTTATATGCTGCGGCACAAGATGACCCAAACTGGCACGTTACGACCCTAAGAGCCTCAGAAACCAAATTATTGCCTGATGAAGAGCTAATGGACGCTAAGTCCATGATGAGCGATGACCAGTATCTTCAAGAGTTTGAGTGCAGCTTTGAGGCGGCTATTCTTGGGGCTTATTACGGCAAGGAAATGCGCGAAGCCGAGCAGGATGGGCGCATTACAGACGTTAAATATGACCGAAATGCATTGGTTCATACAGCTTGGGACTTGGGTTATACCGACGACACCTCAATCGTGTTCTATCAGGTAATCAAAGGCGAAATCCACATCATTGACCACTTTGCAGGCTCTGGGCTGGCAATGGATGACTATTTGTCCGTGATTAAGTCAAAAGCCTATAAATACGGCAAACACTGGCTACCGCATGACGCTAGGGCTAAGACTTTGGCATCTGGTGGCAAGTCTATTCAGGAAATGGCACAAAAGGAACTAGGCATTGGAAACGTCAGAATCGTCCCAGATTTATCGTTGCAGGATGGAATACAAGCTGTCCGAGCATTATTTCCACGGTTATGGATGGATGCTCAACGGTGCAAAGAACACGGGCTATTGGAGTCTCTGCGACAATACCAACGAGAATGGGACGACGACAAAAAGCGTTATCGGGATAGGCCAAGACATGATTGGACAAGTCACGGAGCGGATTCAGTGAGATATATGGCTATTGCCTGGCGTGAAGACTTCAAACAAGACCCAACGCCCAAGCCTAAGTTTTGGAACGACCAAACGCTTGAGGAATTGTGGAAATCTACCCCAACTAAGCGTTATGATAGGATTTAATAGCATTTGGGGCTAGAATTAGTCGCCCACAGGAGTGTTTATGGCCTACGATGGTTTGTACTGGACCGATGAATTACGACGCTATAAGGAAAACTATCGCAAGTTTTCTGAGCAAGGTCGTAAGATTGTCAATCGTTTTAGAGATTCTAGAAAAGATAGCGCATATTCTGACGCTAGATTCAATATTTTATGGTCCAACATTAAGACGCTGAAGCCAGCCGTCTATTCTCGCCCTCCAAAGGTTGAGGTTTCCCGCCGATTCAAAGACCGCAACGATATTGCTCGCGTTGCTTCAATGATTCTTGAGCGCGTGATTGACTATGAGTTGGTTCAATATCCTGACTACAACTCAGCCGTTTCTAACTCAGTTGATGACCGTCTGTTGATTGGTCGCGGCGTTTCTTGGATTCGCTATGAGCCAAAGATTGAGACTGTTGAAGAACCTCAAATCTCTGATGATGTAGAGAACGAGCCAAGCGAAGACTATGCTCAAAATGCAAATGAAGACAATGGCTTGGCTGGTGAAGCCCCTGAGCCTTTGGAGCGCGTGACTGACGAGCGTACTCCTGTTGACTATGTTTTCTGGGAAGATTTCGCACATTTGCCTGCCCGTACATGGGAAGAAGTGACTTGGGTAGCCCGTAGGGTTTACATGAGCCAAGAAGAAGGTGTGGAGCGCTTTGGTGACGTCTTTAAAGAAGTCCCACTAACCCATTCTCCTGACCTTGAAGACGACCAGAAGGCCACCACTCAGTCGCTGAAAAAAGCCCCTGTGTGGGAAATCTGGTGCAAGCCAAGCAAGAAGGTTTACTGGATTGCAGACCACTATGACGAAATCCTTGACGAAAAGGATGACCCGTTAGAACTGGAAACATTCTTCCCTTGCCCTAAGCCAATTTTTGCTACTGTCACGACTGATAGCTTGATTCCCGTTGCGGACTTCAAGATGTATCAAGACCAAGCAGACGAGATTGACGACATTACAGGCCGAATCCAGCATTTGACCCGCGCCTTGAAGGTGATGGGCATTTACGCTGCTGATGAACCTGCCCTTGCCCGATTGATGAAAGAAGGCAATGATGCGGTAATGATTCCAGTGGAAAATTGGCCTGCATTTGCTGAAAAGGGCGGTTTGCAAAATGCCGTTCAGTTTATGCCTTTGGCTGACGTGGTCAATTCCCTGACTTCGCTGTATCGCGCTCGTGATGCCTGCAAGCAAATCATTTATGAAACTACTGGCATTTCGGACATTCTCCGTGGTGCTTCGGTGGCTTCTGAGACTGCTACTGCCCAACAGATTAAGAGCCAGTTTGCTTCTATCCGTCTGAACGACATGAAGGACGATGTGGCACGATTCGCTCGTGACCTGTTGCGCATGAAGGCTGAAGTCATCTGTTCTAAGTATCAGCCCGAAATTATCTTGCAAGTTTCTGGCATTGCCAATACGCCTGACGGTCAAAACCCTGAAGTCGTGGCCGCTGCTATTGCGTTGCTCAAGAATGAATCAGCCCGTAACTTCCAAATTGACATTGAAACCGACACTTTGGTGCAATTGGATGAGCAGGCAGATAAACAAAGCCGCGTTCAATTCCTGCAAGCAGCTTCTGGTTTCATGCAGACAGCCATGACGGTTTCTCAAGCCGCTCCTGATGCTATGCCGTTGATGATGAACATGATGCTGTTCGGAATTCGTGGCTTCAAGGCAGGCCGTGAGTTGGAAGGCCAGTTCGAGCAAACAATCGCGGCCATGGAGCAAAAAGCCAAGGAACGCCAAGCTCAGCCACCGCAACCTAATCCTGAGCAAATCAAAGCACAAGCCGAAGCCCAACGCGCTCAAGCTGATATGCAGATTGAGCAGGCTAAGTTGCAGTTTGAACAGCAAAAGATTGCCCAAGATGCCCAACTTACTCAGTGGAAAGCACAGCTTGAAGCCGAGACTAAGAAGGAAATTGCTCAGTTGCAAGCCAACACCGATTTGCGCTTGAAAGGCATGGACAAGTCTACTGACCTGATTGAATTTAACGATTTAGGCCAACAACAAGCCTCTGCCGTGATTCAAAACACCTTGGAGCAAAGTAACCAAGTAATGACGGCTAACATGGCGCAAGTCATTCAGGCTATTCAGGCTTCTAATGAGCAACAAACCCAAGTGCTATCAAACATGGTTGCACATTTGACTAAACCCAAGCAAGTGTTGCGTGATAGCAACGGCAAAATCGTAGGAGTTCAATAATGGCCTCGTTTAACAAGTATCAAAAGGGCGTTGAAGCCCTGATGGAAGCTATCAACGCGCAAACCGATACGTGGAAAGTCGCTTTGACTAATCGCGCACCTGTTGTTGCAACTGACGCTACTCTTACAGATGCTAGCGAAATTGCCGCTGGTAATGGTTATACGGCTGGTGGTAATACTGCGGCTGTATCTTCATCATCGCAAACTGGTGGTGTTTACAAGTTGATTCTGACTAGCCCTGCCACTTGGACTTGTTCGGGTGTATCAATGGGGCCATTCAGATACGCGGTTTTATATGATTCGACTACCAACAACTTGATTGGTTATTGGGATTACGGTTCGGCTGTGACTTTGCTTTTGAGCGAAACTTTCACAGTCAGCCTTGATGGTACAAACGGTGTCTTCTCGGTGACCTAATGGCAACAAATGCCGTTTATGGCGTAGCAACCTATGGCAGTAGCCAGTATGGGACGCTGTTTGTTACTAGCAATGCTGGTGTTTATTCAATAACTGGCAACAATGCTGGTTTTGGACATACCTATGTAATTACTGCTGCGGTTGGCGCTTATACGTTAACTGGCTCTGATGCTAGTTTGACGGTTACGCGCCTTCTCGCTGGTGATACAGGTAGCTATGCACTGACAGGGTATGACACGACCCTAGTTCACAATGATGTTATCTATGCAGGCTCTTGGGCGTTCAATATCACTGGATATGACGCAGGGCTTACGGCAACCCGCGTATTGGCTGCCCAATCAGGTTCTTACGCTTTATCGGGTAATGATGTTGGCCTTATTGCCGAAAGAAATCTAGCCGCTGACACTGGTTCTTACATATTCACAGGCTCTGATGCGTTCTTGAATTACCATCCTTTGGTGGTAGTAACTCATGGCGGCGTTGAGCCTAAAAAGGCCAAAACACCAATCAAAAAGAATCAGCGAGCCGATATTGAGGCTGTTGTTCGTGAGGCATTTGACAAGATGGATGGTACTTATGTGCCGCCTGAAGTAGTTGCTGAAATCCAAAAAGAAGTGCGCCAAGAAGTCAAAAAGATTGATTTAGGCGAATACGATGTGGTAATGGCGCAAATAAATGCGTTATTATTGACCGCAAAGTTAAGGATTCATGAGTATGAATCTGAATTGGATGATGAAAACGCACTACTGCTCATTTTATAAATGCCAATCTATCAAACGAAATGTCCTAAATGCGAATCTCAGCAGGAGATTTTTCGCACGCTTGCCAATTTTGACGACCTGCCCGATTGTTGCGGCGTACGAGTTGAGCGCGTTCTATGCGCTCCAATGGTGATAAACGACATTCAGCCTTATCGGTCTATGGCAACAGGCGAGATGATTATGTCTCGCTCACAGCACCGAGACCATCTCAAAGCCACAGGTTGTATTGAGGTAGGCAACGAGCCTATGAAACCCAAAACAAAATCATGGATTGAAGAAAAGTCCCAAAAAGAAACCCTCCGCAAGGAAATCGCAGCCCGTATTGACACAATCTAGGAGATTAAATGTCAGAAGAAAACCAACTGGATACCCAGGAAGTTCAGCCCGAAGATACACGAGACGTAATTGCTCGTGAATTTGACAAACTCGACGCGGCTGAAAAAGCCAACGATCAA